GCCGTTCTTCACGGCACCCTTCATCGCTTCTGTCGCGATACCTGGGCCGGCCTTGCTTAGTAGGTTGGCCATTTGTGCTTGCTGCGCATCGTGAGCAATCTCGTCCGGGGACTTGATTAGCTGGTCGAGGTCTTCTACACCGTAGCCAACGCCTAAGCGTCGGTTGATCTGGTCCCACTTGAGGGATGCACCCATACTTGGATCTGAAGCCTTAACGTCAGCGATCCACGAGCGCAGCTTGTTGACTGACTGGTTCCGACCCAGTGCTTCAAAGCCGGTCGTGATGACGGGCTCGACAAATTTGGCGGGAAGTGCAGGCAGTTCGTTTGCTGCGGACATGAACTGAATGAGCTTGCGGACGATTGGCAGTTGAAGCTCGACGGACTGTACGGTGTAGACACCGCCCAATACATCTTCGAGTTCTTGAGCCATCGCCCTGATCTCTTCGGCCGTTACTCGCTCTGCGTCGCGGACCGTTCCCGACTGAAGCAAGAATGCTTGAGAGATGCGCAGAGTGAGTTCGTCACCCAACGCTTTTGTTACTTGGAAGTCGGCGTACTTGTCCAACTGAAGGACATCAACGTCGCCCTTGCTGCCGGTGATCGCATCACCTGAGCGCGCCTTCACAATGTCCTGCCACCGTGTGGTAGAAGCGGGGTGTACCAGGTAGACGATCTTCGCAGCGGCTGCCGCGAACATGACCATCGACTCGGTGAGCCCTTCGAGGGACATCAGGTCGCCCATGTACTCTTCGCAGAGTCCACGGCCGTAGCTGCTGGTTGGCACTGCCTGCCAGCGTAAGGGGAGCCACTCACTCTTCTCAGAGGGGCGGTCGGCGTCGGAGCCGGGGACGCGAGTCCCATTCAACTCTTGCCACTCGCACTCGCGGCCGTCTTCCCATTCGATGACGGTGTAGAGAGTGACGCATTCTTTGTGATCATCCGCGATCTTGCAGGCGAGGCGAACCTCGGGCTTCAATGACCGCGCGTCCACTTCTTCCTTGATGACAACTTCGGCGGCGGTGCCATCGGGGTGACGGCGGCAAGCGTACTGGTCCAGACGGAACATCCGCATTCCCTTCTTCGGTTGATGAAGGAGTGCGTTGCCCACGACCACCAAGTGCTTGATGGTCTCAAAGAGAGTCGGGCGGAAATTGGTGACTTCAAACTTGCGTGCGACAGCTTGCTCGTACTCGGCCAGCTTCTGCATGGCCTCGTCTAGTTGCTGCGCTTGCTGAAGTTCAAGGCGAACCTTCGGGTCGATCTGCATCTTGAAGAACGTCTGCCCAGGAGGGAAGAGTGCGAGCAAGAGCTTCGACGCGATGTTGTTGACGCCACGCGCGCCCAGTGATTGGAACGGCGTGTAGAGAACTGTGGTCTCCGTCGCGCCTTCAGGGGGCAACAGAGCGGGGATCGTGAGGCGGGCTAAGGTGCGCGTACGGTTTAGGATTTCCTGCCGTAGCGTGGCCAGCCGGCCCCACCGTTCGGTAGCAGTTGCTTCCATGACTGCTCCTTATTTAGTAGAGGGGCCTATCGTCAGTGCCTGTCGGGCACCAGCGGCGGTGCCTGGTTGGGTGTTCGGGACGACAACGCCAACCATGCGGGGGGCAGGGATGCCGGGGGCCGGCGTGACTGCGCGTGGCACGTTGTCCGTGGACTTGTCGATGCGGAGCGAATTACGGCCGGTGTTAGCGCTCGCGTTGAGGGCGAGGCCATCGAGGTACGGGTTCCGCATATACACAGGGTCTTTGGTGACGGGCGTCGGAATCGAGGGGGAACTCATGCACATGGATTAGCCCTCCTTGATTGCTGCGTCGCGGGACATTATTGTTAACAAGCCCTGGACCAGTTCGACCTTGCCGGCGTAGCGGTGGGCGTCCTCGGGGTGCTGGCCGGGGGCGATGCAGCGGGCGGGGTACGCCTTGGCAAGGGCCTCGATCAGATGGACGGAAAGCGGGGGAATTTGGTCCACGAGTGCTCCTCATGTGGGCCGAAAAAAAACCCCCAGGCGGGCCTTGAGGGCTCGCTAGGGGGTATGTGGTGTTCCTATAACCCGCCCTATGCGGCGTCGAGGGCGGGGGGCATCCACAGGTACAGGGATTTTTCCTTGAAATTCCAGTCACTTGCACGCAGGATGCGGGCCAAACGGGCCTGCACAAGCGCATGATCTTTGGTGAATCCTTTCGACTCGAAGGCGGCCACGACGATGGCCCAAGCCTCGGCCAGCGTCCGTGCCTGGAGCACGTCCACGGCGAAGGGGGACTTCGGGCCAACACCCTTCGCGCCGGGGTAGCCGTCTGCGGTGTCGCCGACGATGGCTTGCCAGAGGAAGTAGTTGTCGGCCGAGCGCTTCGTGATCTTGCGCGGCTTCTTGTCCTTCCTTGGGTTGAACAGTAGGCCGGGGATGGTCTGCATGTCCTTGTCCTCGGAGACGATCACACGCTCACCCGGGATCAGCGTGGGATGAGTTGAGAGGATTCCCATGCAGTCATCAGCCTCCAGCTTGGGCCGCTGGTAAGTCTCGTACTTGCCCTTAAACCAATCCTTAAGTGCCATCAGGTCGGTGGGCTTGCGCGTCGCGACTCGATGAGACTTGTACGTCGGGTCAACGTCCTTGCGGAAGTTCTGATCGGGATCGCTCAGGCAAATGATGATGCGGTCGGCGGCCAGCTTGTTCGCGAGGTCCTCTATGTAGGCTTGCTGCTCACGTGCAGCGCCCTCGAAGTCGGAGTCAATGGAGGGCTCCTCATCGGGGCCGTTGAAGTAGAGGACGGTCTCATGAGATGAGGCGAACTTGTAGGCAACGATGTCCGCGTCGATCAGCAGCGTGCGCTTCATGGCAGAGTCGCAGCGAGCACCATTACGATGATCGTTACGAGTCCGAAGCAGAACCCAAGGTAGTCCATAAGGTTGCGCTTCATGTTGCGTGCCCCCTACGGACCAACGTGGTGAACGCTACAGGCTCACCTGTGGTGGACGTGTAGATGCACGTGACCTTCACGTCGGCGGCCACCTTAGCGAAGCACACCAACGCAGTCTCGTTGGGGCGAGCCGGCACCGAGATGGTCGCCATTGACCACTCATCCACGTTGAACACGCTGGGTGTGAACAGCACGACCTTCTGCGTGAACACTTGTGGGCCGCCACGCTCGGAGGCTTCCGCTGCGCCACCACTTACGAGCACGAGCGTGCAGATCACCAGCCAGTCGAGCCAGTTGTCGATTAGCTTTTTCATAAAAGCTCCAATGCGGTGGGATCAAGTTCAGCGGCCACTTCTTCGGCGGGCGCTTCGGGGAAGAAGAAGTCTATGTTCAACCGCCCAAGGTATTGAGCCTTGATGCACCACGAGTGGCCGTATGGCACGTTGTCGTCGGTGACAACCACGCCCAGGTCTTCCAGCGCTTCCCACAAACCCCCCATGTCGATGGAAGAAGTCTGGCGGATTCGATACAGCATGATGTCCGCATCCTTGCGTGGTCCCTGCTTGTAGAGGAGTCCGCCAGTCAGTGCGACGTGGCATCCGAACTTCGGAGCGACAGCTTCAATCTTCGTGCAGAGTTCAATTGCTTCAGCTTGTGTCCAGGTCATTGCTTGACTCCATTGAGGAGGTTGCGCAGCACGATGACTTCATCAATGAGTGCATTGACGTTGGCGTCGGCGTCACGACCTACGGTGTCGAGAGGGGGGCCAATATCGACCGGACTTGCTGTTGGTACGTCGGACGCTTCAGGAGCAAGGGGTCGATCACGGGTGCTTGCGGGCACGTTACTGCGACCGCTCGTGGTGGCTGTGATGCACAGCACGTGAGGAGAAGACACAGGGGGAGAAGCATAAGTTTGCGCAAGGGTGGCTCCTAAGTTGTCGGAAAGTGTTTGTGCGGCGGCGGTCACAGCGACGTTTCGCTTGGCCGTCATGTCCGCCAGTTTCTTGTCGGCGTCCAGCACGGTCTGCTGGCCGATGGCTTGCTCGACGTGGTTGTGGTGGATGTACCAAGTGGTGCCTGCGGTGATGACCGCGAGGATCAACGCACCGTACAGGTAGTCCTTCAAGCCGATGCCGGCGAGAAGTGCCTTTATGGCTGCGATCATTTGCTGTAGTCCGTGAAGAATACGGCAACTACGACCACGAACAGCACGAAGAGGCCGACAGCGGCCATCACGCCGATGCCTAAATCTATGAGAATGGATATCATTTGGATTCCTTGAGTAGACGGCGGACTCGCGTGTAGATAACGAGGAAGCCGAGTAGGGTGAAGGTGTGACTCTCAAGCCAAACGAGCCCCGGCCAGTGCGGCAACTTCTCGACAGCGGAGGGCCACTCGTTGCGGATCTCCGCAGCGCTGGCGATGAGGAGGCCCACGTAAGTGGTGACTTTGGTTTTCGCCGCGTGGTAGAACGCGGTGATCTTATCGAACATGGAACTACTCCTTAAGTGGAACGATAGGGGTCAACTTCGGCTACGTCTTTCAGCGCGCGGCGTACCGTTGTGATGTTGACCTTGAACCACTCGTTGTCGGTGGCACAGTGAAGGTCGAAGTGCTGATGCAGGAATGCTTCGGCCTTCCGCTTGTCGCTCACGTACACCTGCGAGTCCATGCGGTAATCCTTGAAGGGACTGCCGGTCTGGTACTGAGAGAGACGCTTCTGACAATCGGTGGCGTACCCAATCTTCACGTAGCCAGGCCACGCACGATTGACCACGGCGTAGATGTAGCCGTCTATAGTGTCGTCGCGAGTGGACTTAGGGAGAGCCTCACGTGGGACCGAGGGGAGGCGGAGGTTGAGCGCGGGCGTGGCCTCACGTGTCGGGGTTGGCGTCAGTGACTTGATCACGGCGGCCCTTATCTGAACACGCTCCTGCTTCGGCTTCGCACGGAATTGCTCTCTACCTCCGCATCGCTCCTCACAACTCCTTTCGATGGCGTGGTTGGTCACGTTGTAGAGCTTCTTGCAGTCCCTACACATGTAGTAGTGGGCGGCGCTGGTCCAATTGTGACCAGCAACAAGCGGGCATGCGCACTCCGTGCAGGCGTCAGTGCGTGTCGCGCCAATTGGCTCCGACTGCGAAGTTCCCCTTGAGAGGGACGCGCAATTTAAAGTATTCGCCTGCGGCTCTGATTGACTCAGCAGCGATGGTTCCAACGAACTCAGCATTTTCCTTCTCCGTTTCAATTTGAAATTCGTCATGAATGTTCGCCACGAATGCAGCGGTTCCACCACTGGAACGAATGGTCTCAGCTAAGTCCGCATCGGACAGACAAAGCGCCTTTTTCATTACGAGGGCTCCTGCGGATTGCAAGAGTGTGTTGAGAGCGCTGTGCTCAGCGCGTACGTGGAGCAATCGACCGTCGAGACCTTTGAGGTAGCCGCGTGCCTTTACCGCTGCCTTCACAGCATCGGAGAGCTTCTCAAGCGCGGGCAGGTTCGCCATCAGCTTCGCGCGCCGTGTAGTACCGAGGCGCTTGATTGCAGACTCGCGCTGGCGATACGTCTTGTACTTCGCGAGGAAGCGTTCACGCTGCCCTTCATCGAAGTCTTGGAACGCGATCAGTCCTAGCTTGTAGTCGCCGGCACCGTAGATCAGCGCATACACGAAGGTCTTGGCTCCGTCGCGCGTTGTCATTCCAGCGGCTCGCTGGTTGATACTGTGCGCGTCAGAGCCGTCTTCCTTCTTGCCGTCAACTACAGCGCTGGCATATGCGCCGCCGTCGTAGATGGCCATGAAGTGGGCGAGCATTCGCAACTCAAGTCCATCCGCGTCAACGCCGGCCAGGACCAATCCCGGTGATGCGACGTAGCACGCTCGGCAGTCTTCGCCGAACGGCGCGGTGATCGTCGGCGTCTGCGCCACGTTCGGCCGGCTGTGCGTCATGCGACCCGTTACAGCACCGTTGCTGCGCACGTCGCCGTGGATGCGGATCACGCCATCGGTCTTGATGCCGTAGATGCCGGTGTCGCGTGCGTGGACTAGCCACGCCTGATCACCATCACCCACCTGCCCGATGCGTTTCTCGATCATGAGATACTCGTTGAGCGCCTTAGCTTCAGGCCACGGCAAACCTTCGAGCACCGACTCATCCACTTGCGGCTTGCCACCGTCTGTCTGCTTCGTGGGCTTCCAGCCCCGCAGCTTCATCAGACGATCAGCAATGTGGTCGCGGCTGCCGGGGTTGAACACGACCAGCTTGACGCGCGAGAACGAAGCGCCGGCAACGTAGCCCTGCTTCTTCATGTCCTTCTTCGGGGT